GCAAACGACGAAAACTACGCTTTAGCAGCTTAATAACCTGCTAAGAGCCCTCTCTCCCTAGCTTCCGCTCTTAAGACGGGGATCAAAGAGAGGTCAAACCCAAAAGAGATCGCGTGGAAACCCTGCCTGGGGTTGAAGCGTTAAAACTAATCAGGCTAGTTCGTTAGTGGCGTGTTTGTCCGCAGCTGGCGTGCGAATGTAAAGACAAACTAAGCATGTAGTACCGAGGATGTAGAAATTTCGGACGCGGGTTCAACTCCCGCCAGCTCCACCACTTTTGATAGGACTGCAACCGGACAGCGGCAATGAAAACAGCCACTTACGGACACTGACCAGACAGCAGGCAGACCGAGAAAAGACAAAAATATGCACGTGAAATGCACGTGCACTTTAAAAGAACCCCAGATCTCATGGTCTGGGGTTTTTCTATTTGTAACTAAGGGTAACAAAATCCCCTCCCCTTTTCGCGTTCCGCTCGCCTTGACACTGTTTATTTTTACAGTAAATATACTGTATGCAACCACAGTGGTTTTCCGGAGGCTTTTATGTTCGTTGAACTGGTTTATGACAAACGCAATGTAGAGGGGCTCGAAGGGGCCAGAGAGATCATACTGGCTGAGCTGACGAAGCGGGTGCATCAGATTTTCCCTGATGCCGAAGTGAAGGTGAAGCCGATGCAGGCAAACGGCTTGAATAGCGATGCCAGCAAAAGCGATCGGGAAAAACTGAACCGCATGCTGGAGGAAATGTTTGAAGAGTCCGATATGTGGCTGGTTTCTGAGTTCCCGACCGTTCGCCAGGTTGGCCTGTAGATATTGTTCGGGTAATATTCCCGACGTTTGCTCGGGCATCAACACTGAGTAATCAGCCGCCGCCCATTCTTGCATACGATGGGCGGCGGCATTTCATCAGACGGGGATAACAGGCCAGGTGATATCCGGCGCTTTTGAGGCGTCCACCAATTTAACCCGCTTAATATACTCCATCCATGCGATCAGGTTTTTTTTGTCATCGTCACTAATGATCCCCAGCGAAAGCTCTACTTTCCAGTCGGCAGTGATCCGCTCTGCTTCAAGCAGACGATAGGACTTTTCCTGCTCTGCCAGCTTCACATAATCAACAACAGGCGGACTAAACTTTTTGCCGTCATAAGTCCAGTTATTATCAGGCTGGGGTTTAATGCTCGTTATATCCACCCATACCAGATCAGGATGAAACATCTGAGAAATATCACCATCGGTTTCGAATAACTCAACGACAATCCCATCATCAATACGTGCATATTTCATCAGACAAACTCCTCGATATAGACAATACCATCACTACCTGGCTGGACGTTCGAGCCACCATTAGATACGTTGCCACCGCCACCACCACCGGCAGCCGCTTTGATGCTAATAGCGACCGTTTCAGTGCTGGATCTCATTCCCCCTCCCCAGTAAGACGCGCCACCATGACCTGCGCCACCGCCACCAGTTGACCCCGTATTATCACCAGGAGAGTCATCACCAGCGCCACCGGCAATGTTGATATCACCACCAACGCCTTCGCCACCATAACCACCTGTGGCACCACTGGCACCACTTCCGCCAGTAGCCGAAACCAAAGTGCCGAAGGAGCTGGTGCCGCCCGCATTACCTAACTTCCCGCCTTCGCCTACATTCACCTGATAACTACCAGCAGTGAGGGCCAGAAACTTAATGGCCGTGCCACCCGCACCACCACCCGCGCCGCGATATCCCCCGCCCGGCGTCCCCGTACCCGAACCGCCACCACCTGTGACGGTGACACGTGCATATTTAATGCCCGCACCGGGAACATACGTACCCGAAGAGGTATACGCACGGGAGCCAACAAGCCGCCCATGAATGCCGCCAAGATTTTCAATCGCTTGCTGTTGTGCCGCAGCTCCAGCCAGTGCAATTTCAGACAGACGATTATTCGACTGGAGAGCGCCGGTTATCCTGGAGTCATTACCTGCTGCGACAGTGCCAGCTGTCGTACCAATGTCTGTTTTTTTCAGATACCCGGATAAATCCTGCTGTGGTGGAGGGTTGTTTTCTGAGTAGACCCTTTTCAGGGTTCCCGTGCCGCCTGATTCATACAGTCCCGCAGTGGCGATCAGATTACCCAGGAGGTCAGTCTGAAATTGCCTGTTTCCGTTAATTTCAACAGCATAACCTAATACGTTAATACCGCTGTCACGGAGAACACCTGCACGTACTTTATGTGCATGCCACGCAGCTTCTACACCCGCAACAAGAGTGTTCTGGGCGGGATTTCCCTCTGCACTGAAAAGGGAGGATGGGTTGTCGATAGAGGGTAATGTACTGACTTTTTTGAAACGGAAAGTGCCATTGTAGTCGCCACCAGCAGACTCAACATAGCGATTATCGTTAGCTTGTTTGAGTTTATTGACGAACCCGGCGATATCGCCATCATCAAGCACATCATTTCCGGACAGCTCAGCAACATACTGGGCAACGGCTGAAGCAATAAATGTCGCCTGTCTGAGTGCCTTATTTACCTGTGCTGATTTTGCCGGGCCTGAAACAAAGCCGCTAGACAGTGCTGGTAATGCTTCCCAGTCGGACTGAGTGGTGACATTGGCATTTGCAGCTGTAGCGAAAGGTTTAAAGTTATTCGTAGCCATTACAGTAATTTCCCCCATGCGCCATCATCAAATCCGGCGATGTATTCGTTGTCCATGTCAAAACCGAAAAATTTAGAGCCTTCTGACGGCGTTTCTACCGAAGGTGTTTCAATATCACCGGCCCATACGCCAGCGGCTTTAACGGTCAGATAGCCCTGCTTGATAGCTGCGATCAGTTCGAGAGACACTTCAGAAATATCCGTCTCGGGAAATACCCAGACAGATATCGTCATGTCCTGGTTGTCGACGATTTGCATCTTCAGACCTGAGCCTGCGGTCGCAGCGTCAAGGATGGGAGGCAGCGAATCATTGCGGCCGTCCCAGTTGTTGATGGCGATTTTTGCCTTAAGAACGATGCGATAAGTTTCATCGCTCAATGCGGTGTATCCTGAATCAGGATCATACGGGCCTTGCCATACGCCCTGGTCATATCCGAGCCCGTCAGTGTCCCAGCTGAAATAAACTCCGCTTATTGGCTGGCTTACAATGCGGCTGCGACCAATCCAGAGGCCGAGTGTATCAAGCTGGACGCCGACGGCAGTATCTATGTCGAAAGCGCTTACCAGCCCCCGGGTGGCCGCAGTGATATCAATCAGTGGCCGCGTGCTCAGGTCAACGTGATCAAAGAATTTAGGCTTCGTGGCGTGATAGTTGGTGATTAAGTCCGTGTACTTGTTCATGACATCACCGTTAGAACAATATTTTCAGGCTTACACGACGCGGATTCGTTGTAGGAGATGATGATGTTCGTCGCCGCTACGCTACCGGCTGATTTGCCAATCAGCAGCTCCTGTATGTCGTAGTAGCGCGCATTGCCGCCACTCACTACGCCGAGGTTCGCCGGAGAATAAATCCTGCTCAGCACCACATCGTCGCCGATTGTTAGCCCGTTGATGTAATCCGCGACGGCCTGCTGAATCTGTACGCCAATTTGCGACGTGTAGCCCGTGAAGACCTTTAGAGTGATATGCCCATAAATTGGCACATCAGTAGACCGAGAAAGGCCTACATCATGCAGGTTACCGTATTTATCCGGCACCGTGACAACAGTTGAGCCATAGGGTGTTGTTCCCTGCCCTTTGTTACCCCTGATAGCCTGAGCTATTTCGGTAAGATCGCCACCGTCTACAATGGCAGCAATTGAATGCGGCGGTAACCCGTTGCTGTCTGTTGTCCCTTTGTCGTTTTCGTAGAGCTTGTGACGTGTCACGCCCGCCACGTTCGCAATGGCTCCGTCTACTGCATCAAAGGGCGTAATCGATGGTAGCGCCACGCTTTGGCCCTGCCTGATGCGCAGCCCTGCGTCGGTTTCAGCCGGTGCCCCTACGGTGGCCGCCGCCGGGTTGGTTACCGATGCCCAGCCACGGGTCGGCGTGTTGATAGTGGTAATCGTCCCGGCCAGCGCCGCAACCGCTCCGCTGTTTGAACAGGTTGCAGTTACCGTCACGGTACCGTCGACACCGATGGTCACCGAGGCAGGAAGCCGCCAGATCACGTTATTCGTGTCTTTTACGGTACCGTTTGTAATGGATGTCCCGGCGGTACCGGTCAGAAGCAGATCCACGGTAGAGTTCGTCGCCCCCCGGCGCGCGATACCGTTAATTTTTACGTTACTGGTCAGCGCGGCGCCGTAACCTGTTGCAGGTGAGAAGCAGTTATAAACGGAGATGGCCGTGTTGTTGGCATCGTGAATAGCCAGCGCCACCAGCGCCACCATCTGGCCGTCTTTGCTGTCTGGCTCCAGATAAGCGTCGCTGCCATAAATCTGCTGAAAATAGCTCGTCAGGGTATCGAGTATCGTCTGGTAATCAGGCGCACTGATCCCCTCAGCGGTTACCGTTGCCGATAAGCCGAGTGTGTCCAAATTGAGGGCCATTTATGCCTCGCTGGTTACTGTCGTTGTTCCGTAGATGGTGTCGATTTCAGCGAAGAACTGGACGCGGCGCGTCGTCGTGTTCACTGTCGTATTGAAAGAGAGGATGGATTTAACGCCCCTCGTTTCGAGGATGCGCTTACGGATCGCCAGGTTGTAGGTTTCCGGCTTCTGCTTACCGAGTACGGACTGAATCCACGGTGTCCCCTCTGTAGTGTCGAGGAACCATTGCCCGTACCACAATTCGAATCGCGTTTTCACCGCCTGCGCCACGGCCTCAGGTGAGTTAATCAGCCAGGTATCATCGCCGCTACCAAAGGTGTAATCACCGTCGGCGTCTTCACGTCTGTATCGCATCAGTTCACCCCGTCTGTGTTGCTTCCGCCTCGCTGAACCCCGCCATGCGTGTGCGTATCATCGATTGACTTGCCGTTAGCTTTAACGGTACCGATAAACTCGACAGCGCCGGTGATTTTAGATGCAACGCCAGAAGCAACAGAACCCACCATTCCACCCAGCCAGGACAGGAGCCCGTGAATGATAACTTTCGCCGAGAAGTCGGCCTGCGGGGTAACAACATCAAGGCCGCCAGGCGCTACGATTTTAATTTTCTGAGTAGAGGGATTGAGCTCAAAGAACGTGCTTCCATCGTCGCTGCGCAGCTGAGCGGCCCCCGTGCTTATTCCGCTTATTTTCTGCGCCTGAGACTGCGGCCCGACGATACAGAACGCATCCGATAAATCATGCACCCGGTCGTCGACAGGCTCCTGTACCCCGCCGTTCTGCCACCAGAAATCGATGCAGCGATCGGCGAAAATCACCAGGCATTCATCACCGGCTTTCACCGGGAACGTTAGCGTGCAGCCGCCGCCGCGCGGAAATACCACCGGCACATCCACCAGCAGCGGGTAATTTTTGGTAACGCGGTTCCCGTCGTTATCAGTTTCAACCGAACGGATAGCAGGCTGCACAACCGCCGTCACCGTGTCAGGATCGAATGACTGGACGATGCCAGGCAAAGCGACGCGGATCTGGTTTTTTGTCGTGTCCCGCTCTGATTTGAATGTTTCGGCAAGGTCGCCGCTGCGGGTCTGGTCAGATACTGCCATTTGGTAGGCTCCAGAAAGCAAAAAACCCGCCGGGTGGCGGGTTTATGAATCGTAGGTTTTCAATTTTTCGAGTTCATCAGGAGGAAGTTCTATGAAGGTTTCCTCTGCTAATTTTATCAGCCGGGGAAGCATCGAATCAGCTTGCTGATGAGCGTTTGGGCTGATGATTGCCAATATCTGATAGTGTTCATCGATATATAGATGCTGAGCATATACCAAAAAATTATCACATGTCCGTTCACTCAGAGATGCTTCTGGAGGCCAGGGTTTATCGCCAGGTAGCTTTAAGTGAATTTTCCTGATGTTGGCAGCCATCGCATCATAGTTACGTTCAAAACCGCCTAACGAACCAAAACACCAGAACTGGGAACCCTTTGAAATATAATCGGCAAGCATTTGAGCATACTTATGTGCTGCAGCTAAATGACGCAATTCTCCCGTGATACTGACTTTTGCCATGTCACATCCATTTAGGGGCGTCGGCTCCCAGCATCTTATGCGATGTTGAGATCAGTTCAATCGCCTCTTCACGGGTAACATTATCTGACAAGAGTTCAGCCTGGAAAGGCTGCGATTGCCTAACTTCAGCGGCCAACTGAGTTGCAGTGTTCTCGACGGCGGTCAACGCACGAACATATTTGCGTTTTAATGGGCGCAACATTTGCAGATGGCCTTGCCACATAGGGGACCTTTCCGCTTCAGAGAACATATCCACTAAATGACCTTTAGCATTTCGGCATGCCTTGGCAAGACCTTCGAGATGGGATAAAAACCCTTCCGGAAGCTCATCAACAATAATTCTCCCATTTCGAAAAGCTTCGAGATGAGACATGCCTTCCTTCGCGGTATTTTCGATTTCTTGAGCGCGTGCAGCAATCGCGGTACAACGACGAAATGCCTCTTCAGCATCTAATCGTTGTGGCAGTTCACAAGCATTAGAGATCAGGGGTTTGAAAGCACCGTTAACAGCTTCCTGAACCTGATTCATTTGTTGTGTAATTGTTGCCAGCGCAAATGCGTAGCTAATCGCCATACCCAATCCCTCTGTCGTTTTAAACGACTATACACCACTTATTCAAAGTTAGCTGAGCGCTAAAAGTTCGCAAAGTTTAGTGATCATGCAACCACCTAGCAAGCGATAAAAAATCATTATTTAGTGAATGTGAACAAACTCAACACTATGCAGAAATGTAACTTTTGGTTAACCATCAACCTTTTTACACGGGAAAGATCCGATGATTCTCGGCGCGTCCATGCTGTTCTGCAGCAGCTGGACGTTCAGGAAAGCTTTTCCGTTACGCTTCACAAACTCAAAGCCGTAATTATTACCGTCACGTGCAGGCATCAGCCCCATATCCGTTTTAACGTTATCCCAATCGTCCTTCTTACCGAGAAACTTGATTTTTTGAGATGTAACTTGCTCGCCGTTGATTTTCGTCCAGCCGTTATCAGCTGCATGAAGTCGGTATCCGCCGCATTGTAAATCAGCGAAAGCCGCAGAGCAGGAAAACAGTAACGAAATTGTCAGAAATAACTTCATACGCTTCATGAATATATCCTTTGCTGCGCTGAGGACGAGAGTAAATCCGCAGCGCCACGCGCTTCGCACATCATATCCATGTACCACGCCTGGCCCCTTGTGTCGCCAGTGTACATAATCCCGCGCACAATATAAACGCCATCCGTTGCGATGCTGGCAGGCTGCGCCGTGGTGCCGCTGAGCGTGATATTGCCGTCCGTGTTCTGGTCGGTGATCTGCCCACCAGCCATAGCGATATCGTTGTTCGACAGCGCGGTGCGATACACGGAAGCCTGATCCAGCTGAATAAGCCCGTTAACCCGGATGTTCGGGTTAATCAGCGCGCGGACGTTTACGCCGTTGCCGATGGTCTGCTGCGGCATGCCGATAAGCCCGGTGGCGCTGTTGAGCACAATCGCGTCGTGAACATACTCGTTATTCGCCACCATCTGGCGCTGCCCGTCCACGAACTGCCATGTTGCACCACATTGTCCGGCCACGTTATCCATAAGATGCCGTGTCATGCCGAACAGCACCCGGCCCCGTGGGAACACAGTAGCAGGCATTTCAGGCGTCAGGCCTTCGGTCGCGCCTTTGGCCTCGAAGTCTTTCATCAGCGCGCGGTTCACGTCTGCGACCGTGTAACCGGCTGCCAGCGTCTGCGAGGTTATGCTGGTGGCAAACGCCAGATCCGTATCGGCTGCCTGAATCAGGACGTAGGAATCGATTGGGCTGTCTTTTCCTGTGACCGAGTAGCGAATTTCACCGCTGAAAATCAGCCCGTAGTTGCGGCCATCGCTCTGGCCCACGTCCGCCGCGTCGAATTCGCGCACGGTCCCGACGTCGCTTGCCGACACCTCCGGCGCGATACCGTCGTAACCGGCAATCAGCCGCACTTTCGAAAATTCCTGCCCGGTGATGCGGTTTACCGTATCAGCTGACAGGTTGTAGATTTTGAACGTACCCACCCGCGACGCGCTGCTTATGTTGAACCAGTCGATCGTAAAGGTCACTTTAAAATCGCTGAGCTCAATACCCTGCCCGTTCTCGTCCACGAGCTGCAACTCGAAATGTCTCATCCAGTTCTGTGACATGTTTACTCCGTTGATACCAGTAAATGACTGCGGCCGCCCAGGTCGGTTTTCGTCGGATAATCCTGTGTGCTGTCGTCACAGACCACCACCAGCTTAAAGCCGAGGCCCATATAGGCGTACTGAGCCAGCAGGTCAGCGCCCGTGACGAGAGGAATGCCGGAGATTACCGGCTCCCCTCTGTCGTTCTGCAGGTCCATAATCCAGTACAGATCGCGCCAGGTGATACTAATCCGCCAGGTGGTCCCCGCCAGGATGATGCTGAATTGCTGGTTATCCGCCGTCAGCGGGATTTCCTGAATTGCCATTAGCCGAGCCCCAGTAATGACGCCGCATTACCCGTGATGCTTTTCAGCAGCGAGGTATTTGGCGGCTTTGTGGTTTTGTTGCCGGTGTTAAGTACCGCCGACGTGCTGGCCCCGTCCTTCATGTTGGTTTTATCCGCAACGGTGATCTGCTGCGTCTGCGAGATAAGAACCTCTCTCAGAGTGAGGACGGCAGACAGGACGTTTTCGGTTGTCTTGTCTGTCGTCACTTCCAGCGCGCGGATCAGCATGTTGCTGTACAGCCGTTTGCCGGTGACCACATCGAAAGGAATACGGCTCGCCTGCAGGTCGAGTATCTCCTGATACGTCTGCTGGGGACTCAGCCCGAGCAGGCTGGTAGCCGTCAGGTTACTGGCAAAATCCAGCAACGATCCGCCACCTGCGAAACCGACCTCCATCACCACTTCAGACGGTTTTTTGTAGGCATGGTCGGCGATGGCGGCCCCGACCTCGACAGGGTGCTCTGTTATCTCCAGCGTGTCGGTATGCTTCTCAGAAACAACCACGCTGGGGACAATCATCCCTATTTTCCGGCTCTGCTGCTGAAAGAGCGTAGAGAGAATATCCATTAGCCCACCTTCGTTTGATTACCGCGCATGACCTGGGCGTTTGCCGACTGCTGCCGACGCTCGACCTCGGTACCGACAGAACGCGGGTCACCACCACCGTAGATGTGATAGGTGTTCTGTTGCTGTACCTGAGCCCCGGGCGCGGGCATGTTGCTTAACACTTTCGGAATGTAGTTGCGCGTTTCCTGAGGCATAAGAGCCATCCCGTGCTTCTGCACGTTCCCGATCCCCCAGTTATAAGAGGCCAGCGCCTTGCTGAGGTCACCGCCGTTCGCCTGCAGCAGCTGTGAAAGATACTTTGCGGCTGCCTGTGCGGCCTTCTCCGGGTCGAAAACATCATTCCCGCGCAGTCCCATGTCGCGCGCCGTGCCGTCCATAAACTGAAACAGACCTTTAGCGCCAGCGCCTGAAACGGCGAACTGATTACCGCCCGATTCCGTGATGGCCACACTGCGCAGCAAACCTTCCGGAAGCCGGTAGAGCTGTTCCAGGTTGGTAAGCATCGGCTGCATCCATCCCAACAACTCAGAGCCTGCTTTGGTTGGCTGTGGCCGCTTAACTGACTGGCCGAGCTGTTCAGGCTCATCATCACCGAACCAGCCGCGCACCGTTCGGCCCACGCTGCGAGGATCGAATCCCCAGTGCTCTTTAATCCAGTCGGCGGTACCGTTGGCGCTGTCTGTTACCATCGGCATCGCTGACGGATTTTCGCTGCCCTGATTAAGCATCTGTTTGCCGATGCTGGCAGCATCAGCCCAGCGGCCATCTTTAATGGCGTTGAGCAGGTCGGCGATCATGTTCAGCAAAATGCTGAACTCACCCATCTGATCGATGAAGTTGCTGAAATCCCACTTCAGGGACCATGATTTGGGGTCAATATTGAGCAGCTTCGCCAGCGCTTTCGCCAGGTCGTTAACGGTCGTTTTAAGGTCACGAACCATTTTCAGCGCGGCGTCGACTTCCGGCTTCCACTTGCCCCAGTCAATCAGGCTGTCCCCGCCTTCCTTCCAGGTCTGATAGTCTTCCCACAGGAGAGCAATCCCCGCCGCCAGTGCGGTGATGAGGCCAATCGGCGACATCCAGAACGTACTGTTCAGAATGCGCAGCGCAATCGTCAGCGCGCCAAACAGCGAGATCAGCTCCCGGGTTTGCTTATCCAGCGATTGCCACCAGGTGATAAGGCTGGATGTTCCCTCAATTAGCCTGAAGAACAGCCGCCCGATGATGTCTCCGAGCGCCAGAATGCCTTTTATGGCTTTCGTGAGGGTCTGCTCGATGCGCGGGAAGTTATCGAGGATGTGGCGGCGCAGCGTGTCCAGCGAACCCGCCAGACCACCAGCAAGATTAGAGCCGATTTTGTCACGGGCCATGCCTGCCATCGCGCCGAACTCGCGCAGGGAGGTCATGAATTTGTTGGAGCTTCTGGCCGCCTCGTCAGCATTGAAGCCGATAGCTTTCGCCATTGCGCTGTACTGCCCGGAGAAACCGCCCACACCCCGGCGCATTGCCATCAGGGTATTTTCGTCAATGCCCAGCATCTGCGCATACTGGTTAGCCCGGTAATACGGCATGCTGCTGAGCTTCTGGCCGACACCCGTAAAGATAGCGGCCATGTCGCGCATGTTGCCGCTGGCGTCACGGGTCTGTACGCCCAGGCGATTCAGGAAGCCTTCCGCGCCGGGATTGTTACGAACAAACCGGGAGAGGCTTTCCAGAGAGGTTCGCGCCGCGTCAACGCTGCCGCCCACCTGCGAAACCGCATAGCCAATAGACTGAATTCCCTGAACCGTCGCGCCGGTGCGCTGTGACGCCCAGTAGAGATTATCCAGCCCCGAGGCGATCTTAGCCGTGAAGGCCACCACAGTAAGCGCGGCACCTTCGACGGCCAGCCCCATTTTGATAGCATTTGCGGTCGTACCGGCGAGAACTGAGTCGAATTTTGACGCACCCGCTTCGTCGATATCAAAACCGAGCGAGACGAGGAAATCTTTAATAGTCTCAGCGTTCATTATCCTCTCTCCATTTCTCAATACGGCGCTGGTTGTCTGCCTTAACGGCCAGGTGGTCATTCATCAGCGCGATATCGCACAGATCAACCGATCCATCCTTCAGCGCGTAATAAGGGATTAACCCGGCGTCAACCGGGTCAAGGAGATAAGACAGCCCGTCAGGCAGGCTGTTGAGGGTTAACCCTGAGGCTGGCCCGGCGTCGCGCTGGTAGGGCTCACGGGCAAAAAATTTCCCAGCGAATCGGCGACCACCCGCGCCACCAGCTGCAGCATGGTCAGCAGGTCGATATCATCGAACATCAGCTGACCGCTGTTGAATACCGGCGTCCATCCGTCCATGTGCTTACGTGATACCACGGCCAGGCACGGATGAATAATCGCGTTGGTATCTTCTTCAGTCAGGGAAGACAGTTCCTCAGCGATGCGCGGGAGCAGGGTTTCAAACACCGGTTTCAGCTGTTCGAATTTCACGGTGTCGATTTTGCCATCAGCAGGCAGCTGGGAGCGAATGCTCCCGAAATCTGACATCATGCCCGCCAGCACCGGCAGCAGTTTGCGGGTCACTTTCAGCTGATCAAAAACGCTGAGTTTTGCCACGCGGTAATCGTGGCCTTTGATTGAGCATTCCATCTGTTAAAACTCTCCGAGAACCTGGTCGATTTTGCCGCAGTCAAACACCCAGGGCATCGTATTACCGGCTTTAGCGTTGGCGTTATCCGGCTGTTTCTGGAACGCCACGCTGCGCGCCGTGATGATGTCTCCGCTCACCTTGTTGCGGATCACAATGACGTTGTTTCCCCAGGTACCTGAGGACTGACTCTGCGCGTTGTACGCCAGCGACAGCTTTTTGTTTGTCGGCGAGGTCTTCAGCAGGTTGACGGTTACCGTGCCGCTTTTATCCGCGTGCAGGCTGTGCATCACTTCGCCGTCAGCGCCGATGGTCATGGTATTTTTGGGGCCGCCCATTGCAACGGTGATCCCCTCCTCTGAACTGGCGGAACCGTAGCCCAGATCAATCTCGCCGGTCGGGCCGGAGAGGGACGCCGTGACGTCCATAAAAGAATAAGTAGCCATTCATGTTCTCCTTAGCGAACGACGTTGATCTGCACATCAGCGAAATGAACCGCACCCGCCAGCTTACAGGCCACCTGAATAACCGGTGCCTTACGTGCTTCACGGTCTGCCTGCGCCTGCTCGGAAATCGGCTGCGCGTAGACGTAATAGCCTTTTGTCAGCGTGTCGCCGGAATCCAACTGCCCAATCGGGCCACCGTTCCATACGCCAGCAGCTACCAGCCCGTTCGTGACAGACTGATCCATTGATTTCTCAACGTTAGAAAGGAGGCGCGTAACACCCGCATCAGTCTGTGGGACTTTGGTAGTGCTGGTGTAGAGCAGGTTATACAGGTTGGTTTGAACGTAGTTCTGCAGCCAGTCGAGCCCGTGGCGCTCATCGAAGAAATCGCCGCTGGACATGACGCCCTGCTGCAGGATGGCCGTATCGTTTTCGTAATACACGTAGACGTTACAGTTTTTGGTATCCAGCGCCTTAGCCTGGCTGAGATCCAGTGTCTCGTAGGTGATACCCGGCTCCTGCTTAAATTTCAGGGTAATGGTCGTGTTACTGCCGTTGAAATTCACCGTAAACGCCCGGCCAAACGCAGAAAGCGCGGCGTACTTGCTGCTGGTGGAATACTGCACAAACGTGCGACCGTATTTTGCCGCCTTCAGCTTATAGGCGAGATCGGTTGTGGATGTCGTGTTAATCGCTTCCGGGTCTTGAGTGGTAATTGCCAGAATTCGACTGAGGCTGGAAGCTTCAATCGCGGCGGCCACACTCAGCCAGTCGGCATCGTCGATCTCTTCATCATCGGCTACGCCCAAACCGTACCAGCTCGTGTAATTCAGTACAGCGTTTACGGCCTGCAGCAGCGTTTCCGTCGAACCGCTTTCAGCCGATACCAGCGTTTTAGCCCAGCGACCGACATACACCTGCTGAGGTTTCGGTGATTGCGAGAAATACACCGTAGCGGCTTCATATTCCGGGCTATCCACGCCGAAATCTGTGCCGATATCTTCCGGGGATGAGTAGAGGCGAATGCGCTCAGAAACCGGGATAACCGTTGAGCTCCCGAGAATGAGCAGCGAACCAAAGTTTCGACCAGTAGCCGCACGCGGCCCAATGATCACGTCGACATTAACGACGTTAGATACAGGTAATCCCTGCGGCATAATTTAGTCTCCGAAAAATGAGACGGGCGCATCTTGCAGCGTCCGGACGTTGTAGGTACGAATGTTTTTGCGGGACAACGTGATGGTGAGGTCATAGCGCCTCACCCACTGGTTATTAATGAGCTCTGGCAGGTTGTAGATAGTCCCAGCCTCCACCAGCGAAAGCCCCGAGCGATTCAGTTCGGCGTTGTTTTGCTCGACGAATATCCCCGCGCGGAAAGTTGATGCAGTGTTGGCCCCCAGAGGGCCATAGAAGCAGCAAATCACCGTTACCTGTTCCCATGTCCATTGCTCGGACTGTTCTTCCGAAACCTGAACATCGGACTGGCTTAACGGCTGGGGAACGGTAGTGATACCGAAGGCGCACCACGTTACCCCGTTGTTGGGGATCTGCGGCTGCGGGTCAGTCCATCGGGGGAAAACAAGCGCGGCCGGCAAGCCAGAAACGCCACGAATCCACCGGCTGATTTCACGCTCCAGCGCCTCGTCATACTGGGGGCTATCCCCGACAGGCGTCAGATAACCGCGCGCGGTGCTGTCATTACTCAACTGGCGTCCCTCCGTTAAAGTCCACCAGCTCACAATGCGCCTGGACGAATCCGGCGCCGTAACTGGTGTACGGATCGACAAATGTCACCCGGTAAGCACGCCCGTTATAGCTCACGATATCGGCATCAAGTCGCGGGGCGCTGTCTGTACCGGGCTGGCCCTGGGTTAATCTGAACTGCGTCACGATGAGGATCGCGCCGCTAATGTTCTGGCCTGCCGCCATTCGCCTGGCTTCCAGAGAACGGTCAACCGTCACCACGCCAGAGAACGGGATATCCTGAGCTGTGTTTTTCGTGAAATTGTCCTCATCCACCGTCTGAACCTGCCGGTGACACACCAGAGTGGTATCCATGAAGTCGGGATCGAGAAGAACATCGCTCACATCGAGAAGAGGCATTATTTTTTCCTCACGACGTAGTTAATTGAGCGCAGCAGGTAACCGTGGGCATACAGCGGTTTTTCGCCGGGAATGCCCTCGGCCCTTCTGCGTTCGAGGGTTTTCTCAGAAAGTGGGTGCAGCCGGTCACCAGCACCGATAACGGCTTTTGCAGCGTCACGGGCAATCTGTCCGGCGCTCTCCAGCTCACGCACTGCTGCTTCAGTCTGCCCCTCCAGCGCGGCGGTTGCCGCTGCCTTAAGGTGTGCAGTGGTTCGGGGTTTTGAATCCTCGATCCCCATATCCAGAAAAGGACGTGGGGGAAGCGTGACCGTTGTACCGTCGATTTCCACCGTTGCGCCCGTCGAGTGGAGGTAGCCCAGTTCCGCGTTATTAATCGGAGAGCCATCCTCACGCCCTGCCTTGTCCTCAGGTATTCCCACCAGCACATCCATTCCGGATAGCTGCCGGAGGGATTCCAGAACAGCCACAGCGTTGTCAGCGCGAACCGTTAACCCGCTTTTCATAGCAGCTGCCTGCCACCAGCACCGAACATCGACCACCACCAGTAGAACTCTCGCCCGTAGGCGGTACTGTTCCAGAAACCGGCATCCGGATTGATTACCCCGGACACGTCATAGCTCACTGAAACCTTATCCACGGACTTAGAGGACACGACACCTGCTGCGCCGTTGCTGTTCACACCACCAGAGGCAGCAGCGGCCAGCGTGCGGCCGCGCAGCTCCGTATAGTGAGCCGTGAATAGTTCAGCAAGGTAGACGAACTGATCGCCCTGCACGTCCTGATTCAGGAGTGAATCAGCCAGCCCCAGATAGAAATTTACTGAGGGGTCAGGGTAGCGGGTTGTATCGGCAAACTCTGGAAAGTCGGTGCGGAACTGCTCGTTAGTCGGAAGCCTGCTGTTTTTTGGCATTTTTCGCGTCCCCGCCGGTGTTATCGGTTTTATCCGTGCTGTCGGCAGGTTTACCGCCTGCTGGTGCCTGAGCGGCTGCCAGCTGCGCTTTCAGGTCTGTGTTTTCATTCCCGAGTGCGGTGATGGTTTTTTCATGCTCAGCCAGCTGCGCTTTCAGGGTGTTATTTTCTTCAGCCAGGAGAACAAGGCTCGCGGAAAGGTCTTCATTGCTCTGCTCGTTCGCCAAGTCGGCTTCGTCAATCGGGCGCGCATAGGCTTTAAAGGCCCAGTGGTCCTTAACTTCTTTCGGGAAAGAGGAACTGTCGTGGATGCCCGGAGACAGCTCAAATTTAGAACCGTCGGAAAAGCTGAGAGTCGCGCCACCGGAAACAACGTATTTCATGTTTTTGCTCCATAAAAAAAGGCGGGTTTCCCCGCCTGTTTCAGGTTAAGACGCCGGAACGTCCAGGTAAGAGATCGTATTGGAATACGGGGTTTCCACCTGGCCCAGCTTGCCGTAGTAAGTGGTCAACTGCTGCAGGCCGCGATATTCCAGCGGAGTGTTCAGCAGAGGAACCATCGGGAAGCGAACATATTTTTCGTCCTGGGTGTAAGCAACGATACGATGCGCGCCACCAGCGCCACGCTTGGAGGCCCACTTCATGGAGACGATCTCCAGTGGTGTGCCATTTTCCTGGAACGCGATGGTGTTAATCTTCACGTATTCCAGCACAGAGATATTCCCTGCAGAGGAAACCTTTTTGCTCGCCAGCAGGCCGAACAGCTCCGGCGCCAGACCAATTTTCGCCGGGCAGACCGCATAACCAGAACGAACCCAGCCATCAGACAGTACCAGGTTGATATCCTGAACAATCACATCCGGATCGGTGGTTGCGGTCCACGCTGCAGCTGCAGCAACAGGAGTAACATCCGGCAGGTTCAGCAGGCCAGCAACGCCGAGCTCGTTATCACCGATATAAACCTGTTCGTCGGTGTCCATGTTCCACTTCAGTTTCATGCCTTCGTATTTCTGGACATCAACCGGACGGCCCAGTTTCTGGGCAGAAGCCAGTTCCGGCACCGTCCAGCTGATTTCCTGCCCCCACAAGGTGAGGTTGTTACGGGTAGGCTGAATATCGAGTTCGATACCAGGAATGGCAGTAGCTTTTTTGCCGATCCAGTTTTTACCGTTAGGGTTTGGACCACCAACGCCCACGAAATCGGTATTAGTGAAGGATGACACTTCATCAGCGATAGAAATATCGCTGCGCAGCGGCATGTCGCGTGACCATTTGTAGGACACTAAAGGCATGTTCAGCGTCTGATCCATGCGCTCCAGTTCGCCGACGAGAAACGCGCCGGTGGAGTCGATGGTCGCTCTGTCAATTGTAAACATTAATTATTCCCTCAGATGTTATAAGCGATTTCAATACGGCCGTCGGCTTCACCCGGCCCCATGACCTCTGCATTTGGCAGCTGAGGTGTATTTGATGCGGTAGAGTCCGGAGACAGCACAAAGGAGCCAACCGGGCTTTGAGTGGTGCCACCAGCCACGCGAACGTAAACCGGATCGCCTTTTTTCGCGGTCGCCGCGTTGCCTGCTGTAGCTGTTACGCAGATGTAACCACGTTTCAGGTTGTCACCCACCTGATTAGCCGTCACACCGATGTAAGCAAGGTCCAGAGCAGAGGTGATCGGGAACGGACGAACCAGAATCCCTTTCACTTTGCTGATGGTGTCGCCAGACTCCAGCGGAACGAATTTATCGTTCACGTATTTACCTGGCAGCCCGAAGGACGCGAACTGCTTCGTGTGGTCCAGGCTAACCGGCTCGATGGTGAGATCACGAGGACGGGTAACGCCCCCGGCAATGCCCAGGGGCATGCGCGTTAAATATGCAGTACCTGCCATGATGATTTACCTTATTTGTTTTTTGCCCAGAATTCGGCGTTGACCTTGTTCAGCTCTGCCGGGGAAAGGTGCTTAGTGCTGATTCCGCTGTCCGTGGTGCGGGTGATGTTATTCAGCGGGGTCAGCTGATTTTTCGCCTTATGCAGCGCCACAGCGGCAGTAAATACCGCGTCGACCGTAGCCTTTGGCGCTTTGTAGAAATCATCCACTCCGAACGATTTCAGGCTGTCGCCGGTGCGCATTGCATGACTCAGCACCTGACGCTTCAGACTCTTATCACCAGCAGGCTGGAAGCCAGGGCAGATAATTTCCGCATCGGCGATCAGGTTGCGCTTAAAGGCTGCATCACCCGTCACTTTGCGGTTTTCTTCCTCGTCTTCATCAGTGGTCATGTTGCCCGGGTCCGGATCGCCGTCGGTGGTTTTACCCTCCAGCTTTTCCAGACGAGCCAGCAACGCTTTCGCCCAGGCCGGAATTTCTTCATCGCCGGTGCCGGTTTTGTCTTTGTTCGGATCGCCTTCGTCCGTAGTGGTGCGATTGCCTTCAGGTAAGGCTGTGGCCTGTGAAGGAATGTTGATGGTGATAGAGGAACCGGGGATTGAAGGCATGCCATCAGACGGCATATCCGGCGCTTCGTCGATGAGTTTTGCCAATGCATCCTCATCTTTCGTCTTAATGGCCTGAGCCAGTTTTTTAAGCCATGACATTACAGGCTTCTCCTTTGTTGTTGATGGGATGGAATCCCCGATTGCACAGCGGCCACCAGCACGCCCCCGGTCGATTCCGACAGCGAGGTGGTTACCTGTGATTTGGTATTGCTTGCCCTTACCGGGCGCCAGCTGCTTGTACTGCGCGTCATATCCACAGCTGACATCGGTCAGGCCAGAATTCACCGCGTCGATTGCTTCCTGGCGTTTAATCAGCACGTCAGCAATGAGCAGATCCGATTTATCGCCGGTGCCGCGCCGGACGTTCTGAATGTGTCCGTGCGCCAGCTCTGCGAAGTTAGAAGGGTTCACGAAAACGATGTTGCCCAGGCTGTCCTCTGGATGCCCCAGCGTGACGGCTACGCCCTCAAAGCTCGCCATCGTCTCCGGGGAAAACACCTCGTCTTCTGTTCGCCAGACCGTCACCGTGCCGGTGCCGTCCGGTTCGAGGTCGATTTCCTCAGGTAAATAGACCTGCGTCCCTGTGCGTGCGATCGGTACGTCTTTACACAGCAGAGAGCCATCCGCCTGCAGATAGCGCGTTTCTCCCAGGCGTGTAGTGAAGAAATATTTCATGGGTTACCTGCTCGATTACGGGCAACAAAAAGGCCGCCAGGAGGCGACCTTGTGAGATGGGAAAAATGTTCGAAATAAAGGGCTATTTAACATAAGGGTTCTTACCCGCACCGACGAAAATGGACTCGATTAAAATGTCCCCTCAAAGCCGTAAAAGTAGCGATTAACTGGGCTGAAAATCGGTCTTTTCGAATACAACATTTTCATAACATTTCGCGGGTATTGCAGTTCGCATGAAATGAATGCTCAAAGCCGTATTTTTCATTTTCTCGGTGCAGGAATCTGTACTTCAGGCCAGCATTTGCAGTTCGGCAAACATCCAGCGTGTCCGGTCATACCGTCCAGCGTCGGCGGGTTATCCCAGCGCACAAATTTATCTTTCATCTTGCGGTGAGAATCGCGCGTTCCGGCCCCCTCGATACGCCACCAGTAGCCCTCTGATCCAACCGAAAGGGCTCTGGCCTGCGTCAGCGCGCCGGTAGCTCGTCCAATCTCTGTACGGGCAATCAGCTGCGCCCTGCTGGCGGCCACGTCACCAGAGGCCATGATCATCTCGTAGAGCTCGTCCGGACGTTCACCAGTGATAGCCGCCTGCATTGCGCGCTGTTGTATGTCCATCACGCGATCGGCTGCTTCCAGCGGCAGGGACTTCATCAGCTGAATCTGGCGGTACACAATATCCTGCGCCACCTGCCCGACGGGGGTATTACCCACCACATCGCGCAGGCCAGCGCCGATTTCCTCTGATACCGATTTCCACTGATTCCATTCCTCCTGCTCGACCTGGGCAAACATCCTTCGCCCGACCTGCTCTGCCCAGTCGCTGATTACCTCGGAATAGTCCACCAGCGTTTTCGAAATGCTGTCAGCGCTGGCCTGTGAACCATCGTAGGTACCATCGACGATCTGCCCTATCTGGTTTGCTATCGCCAACAGGCTTTTTCGATACTGGATCTCCGAACGGCGGCGGAGGGATGGTTTCAGGTTCATCCTCCTCCCACTGGTCCTTCGCATCTTCTATGTCCTCGTCAGTGATAGAACCACCGATGCCAATCACATCAGAAATGTTCCTGAGGTCGTTAAGCGCTGCTGCAGGTGGCATCCCGAGGTCACGAACGGCGGTACCGAGTGCGGTAACAACATTGTTCGCCATCGTTGCGCGGTCCACGTCTGACATCTCCCAGAGCTTGTTAAACTCGAAAGTAAAATCGTCAGGCAGTGGTTCACCGAACAGAGAACGCCAGGAGATATCGAGCAGCCAGCGGATATGTCGGCGTAAGCGTCTCTCCTGCAGCGAGTTAACCCGGCTGTAGTAGTTTTCCAGATCGCTATCGCCGGTGTTGAAACCTGCAGGTGACTGCCCGAACAGACGGACGAGAGGAATTCCCGTCGCGCCAGAAACCTGCTCAGCAAAGCGCAGGAGGACATCCGCGATACCGGCGAACGTATAGCTGTGAGTCTCGAATTTATCCCTTGAGTCCATCATGGTCATGCCTTCGATGGTCTGAAACTCACGAATCATGTCCATGTGCTTCATCAGCGACTTTTCCAGATCACCGCCTTTGGCAAGAATGTCACGAAGCTTTTCAATGCTGTAGGTTCGCAGATGTGCTTTGTGGATCAGCTGTGTGGTGCCGACCGTCGCAGTATCGAACGCCTCGATACGCTCGAAAATACGCTCCACAACAGACATCCCCCAGCCGTTTTCCGTCTGGGCCTGCTGGAAGGGTAGCGTGTCGCCCTCCATGCGGATAACACGGCTGTGGTGGATCTTCCAAGGGGGAATCCCCTGCTGGTTCGTGATTACCTTGTAATATTTCGGTTTCCCAAAATCGGGACCGTAATCGGTAACGAGATCGTAATAACTCGGGTTAACCATCCAGCGGTCAAGGCTCATCACGCCCTTAAACTGCCCCTCTTTGATACGATCCAGCTTTAGCGGGGAGGACATATCCTGCCCTTCAAGCAGGACCACCAGCACCGCGCCACCGTACAATCGTGACCATTTGAGGTTATCGTTAAGCCCATCCCATATAGCGAGCTCATCCCAGAAGGTTTCGAGCTTGCCCTTTTGTCCGGGTTTCAGCTTTGAGCTGATGTTAATCCCCTTGCGGGTCATATCATCGGCCATCGCGTCCACACCGGCCCCCACTAGGAACGAGGAACGATACGCAAACTCCAGCATCACCCTGTTACGGCTGATGTACCCCGGCATGTACATTCCGCCCGTCTGGATGTTTCTGGTGTCGCTGCCAAGTTTGGCTGTGAAATTGTTGTACCCGTCAGATGTCCTAACGGGCTGCTGTGCGCCGTTCTGGCGTTTCTTACGGGACATGTCACGCTCCGGCCAGTTTGGCCCAGGTATCAAGAGAGGAATCCATCGGCGCGTAATTAATCATTACGGCGTCAGCCAGGTTCGGCGATTTTGTGCCTTCCGGCTGTTTATCCACGAGGATTTTACCGACGGCGTTTTTCGACCACGTAGGCTGTGAAAGCTCCATCAGCAGGCGGTCAATATTTTCTATCTCGCTACTTATCGAAATGATTTCGTCGGGGTTGTAGTCCATCCCGTTCAGCGCGCGGAAGGTGTTACGAAACAGCTTGCGGAGATGCCACCAGCTCTGTGCTTTCGCGTTCGCGAAGAAGTCTTTATTCAGGCGCGCCGCTTTACCGTTATCACCAGGAACGGCTTCATCTTCCGGATCGAATACGCTACCGCTACCACGGAAAGGCGTAGCTGTGATTGTTCCCCGTCCTTCAGCCTGCCTGAGCTCGTTTATCACGCGAGCATCGCCACGCGCACCAGCACCCAGACCGTCCTCATCGAAACGGAACTCATCCAGACCGTAATCGTCACAGTACCCAAACGATTTAACGACAGAGGCGTAGATGTCGCTGCCAATGCCAGACCATTCGTGAACGTTCTGCAGAAGGAAGCCATAGCGGCAAGAAAAGCCGTTTTTGTCTTTCCCTTCGTCTGCGATATCCATTGCGCCGAGGCGCTGGCCGCTGGGCTGAATACCCAGTTTGATATGCGCGTCGACGGCAGCCTGTACCCATTCAGAAGGAATGAGAATCCCCTCTGTGGATGCGCTGTAGTTCAGGTCCAGTTCCTGAGCAACGATAATCGGATCATCAATTTTCAGACATTCGTTGCGGTACCACTCATCATCCTTGCGCGGGTCGCTGCGCCAGTGGAACGTAAACACCGGGATATTTCCGCTGTGGCGCTTACGGGCAAACGGGTTATTCATGCCGTTGACGGATGAGAGGTCTATACGGCAGCGGGTCGTCTGAGAGAGCGCAGCGTCGATGAGTAATGGCCGTTTAAGGAATGCCGACTCATCCACGAAATAAAGCGTGGTACGGTCACCACGGCCAATGTTATCGCCAGCCTCTCCCTTGATGATCGCCCCTGATTCCGGAAATTCCACCTCCATGAATCTGGAGTGCTTTTTTTCATTCCAGCCACCGCGAAACTCTACCGGGAGCAATTCAATAAATTTTCTTGCTTTCCAGAAAAGTGATTTTGGGTCGCTCGTGGAATCCACGTACATCTCTTTACGGCTACCAAAACCAATCACCATATCTTTGTTAAACAGACACAGGGAGCAGGCAAGGCCGACAGAAGTCCAGCTCAGCCCCATTTCACGGCTTTTCTCTGTAAGCCCGTTTTCACGATTTCCGCGTCTGTCCATAATCCAGTTAATCCATTCCTCCTGGCGGGGGAACAACAAAAACGGGATGGTGGCAGGCAGGCCATAATCGAGGTTACGCGGGTCCGTCGTCATGCCCCAGTCGATGATGAACTGGGCCGGGTTAGTGCGGTAAAACTCACGGAGTGCCGGAAGCATTTCAGGCGCTTTCCTGATCCGCTCCAGCCTCTCCATTCTCCACTCAAACACGGCGGTATAGTCCGGTTTGCGGAAGTCAAAGGGGAACGGGATCGGCACAGAAAAATTCCTCAAAAACGCCCCGATTTAACATAATGGTCGTTACCCGCACTGGCGCAACAGCGCCCATCACGCAAACGGCGTGAAACCTCTGTTTTGAACAGAAAAGTGGTCAAATCGGGATGAATAAAACGTGCATAAAACGGGTCAAAAAGTGCATAGCGTTTTTACGGTTCGAAACGCCTGTTTTTGCAATTTTCAGCCCAGGTATTTTTTGTAGATATCTGCTGCTTCCTGAGGGGTCAGGTTCGCCGCGTCGGCTTTGGCTGCCTCGTCCATATTGTTGAACGATTCGAAAATTTTCGGTGCTTCCAACTCCATAAGCAGGGTTGCCGGAACTTTTACTCCCTCAGCCTCAAGCAACTGCGCCGCCTCCAGCGCAGAGTATTTCCCGGCCACCTTGTGTTTCATCACCTCGCGAAGCACATCACGCTGACGTTCTTCCTCGCTATAGATGCTGGTACCAAGACCGAGCACCTTTGAGAAAACAGCAATATCGTTATGCGTGGGCAGCACATCTTCGATCGTGGTTTTCACACCATCCGGCGATGAGGTGACAACCTTCCGTTTGCGAACGTCCAGGCTCTTACCGGCGACGCGGTTTATTTTCTCTCTGAGAGCTTCGCGAGCCTCAGTGAAAGCGCGCTCAAACTCGATATTCTCTTTACGCCAGCGACGGATCGTCGTCTCGTCCACACCTAAGCGCTGAGCAACCATCCGATTGCTGATTTTGCTACGGGCTAATGCCATGTCCATAACGATACCGACGTAGGCTTTTCTGAAGCTTTTTTTAGGAGCCATACTTCCGCCTAAGTCAATGTGATTATTTTTTGTTCAAAACCCAATTTCTCCGATCCGGGTGCGGCGTATCACGCGGTAAATTCTGGCGTGCAGGCCGCGTCCTCTCTGGTGCCAAGTGCGGCATATCAGAAGGGGTAAAAATGCGGCATATCCTTTTTTTCGGGAAAACTGCGATTTTATGCCCGGAGGCCGCGCAGAATGGGGAGATAGTGGATCGCCCTAATATTTCCACTATGTGGATAACTCAGTCCAAATCCATCTCCACCACTTCACCAAACAGGTGGCCGTAAACGTCCATTGTGGTTTTAATGTTTGAATGCCCAATAAGGCGAGAAACCTTCAGAATATCGACGCCTTTGTTTGCAAGGCGAGATACTGCAAAGTGGCGAAGATGATGGAATCGCTTAATGCCATAGTCGTTCAGGGTTCTGACGAGAACTCCCTGAGTGCCGTAGCTGGTAGCGAGGCATGCGCCGGTAAACTGGTTGCAGATAAGAGGCTCAGAGGTACCAAGTTTACTTTTATCCAGCAACGCGAAAAGCTCACGCGGCATCCGTACCCGGCGCTCCACGCCTCTTTTCAGTCCCTCATGTATAACTCCATCAACAACATGCCCCCGGATGTCGATCCAGTCGGCTGACACGTCGTTATATGTAACCGCCAGAGCCTCACCGATGCGCAGGCCGCAAATCCCGAGCCAGCACGCGATACGCTCACGAACTGGCGCGTTATTCAGTAGCTCCCTGACCGATGATGATGGCGGTATGGTGATGGGTCGACGCTTCCGGCGCGCGGGACGGTCAACTGGGTTAAAAGTGATGAGCCGCTTTTCCACCAGCAGGAAGAAAGCCGAACGAATCCAGCGATGGCAGCCGGTGCGAACCGAATCAACGATATCGCGATGGCTGATATGGAGAATATTTTTTTCCAGTATCGGCCCGTCTACAGCGAGAAGATCGTGACGGCATTTAGTATATGACGACAGCCGTATGATATTTTTTCCAAGCTTGCCGGCCTGATATCCCAGATAAAACAGAATTAACTTTCGGAAAGTCCAGGAATGGTCTATTCCGGCCCAGCTGGCGGTTCGACAATCCAGCTCGATATTCTGTTTTTGCCAGAAAAGATGTGCGGCATCATCAATATTCTTAAAGATGCGGCGGCGCCCATGACCGGATTTTTCATCCTTCCAGTGAACGTAATATTTTGATTGTCCATTGGCATCTAGCGAATGTTTTATTGATGCCATAAAAAAGAATCCTTTAAGTTTCCACAAAAAAACAATAAAGAATTACTAAGCCCATTTATTTAATGAGCTTAGCAATATTCTATTTAGCAAAACTTAACTTATCACCAGAAATCACTTAAAGCAGTTTCTCATCGCTCATATTTACCAAGTACCTTAGTCCTTTACGCGCAGACTCGGAACCAAGCATAACTTTTTCTTTTCGACTGACTCTAAAATTCTTAGCTAAAATACTAATTACGTCTTTAAACGCCGAAACCTGATCTCCAGCATAAGCGTTAGCTAAGGCGCTAGCGCCGTCTAACACAGCATCAACAGTGTCATTTTTAGACTCAAAACCAAATGAGAAGTTGAAGTTATTTAGCTCTCCTCGCCATTTTTCTTCACTGAATCTTCTGATAGTTGAAAGTGATTCTTCAAATGAGGCATAAGCCTTAGCTCTAAATAATGGTTCGTCAGGGCTTGTGATAATATGTTTATAAAGTTCATCTAAATATTCATGAAAATCGATAAACTGCTGTTTCTTTCTTTCCTTAAACTCCAAAATATCAGCTAACGGAACGTTTTCACTTGGTATAGGCAATGCGTTGAAAATTTCAATCCTTAAATCTGAGTGTTGCTTATCGCTGGATTCTAGCGAAACAAAATCCTCTCCAACCTGATGCAGCGACCAATCTTCGCTTTTATTTTCACTTCTATATTTATCAAGAAGCTCCAGTTGATAAGATAGATATCTACTTACCAAACCATCTGTTTCAAGACCTTTGAGCATTGGTCTACTTATAACACCCAGACCAAGTAAATCATCCTCATTTTTTAATTTCCGATGCACTATCTGAGTACTAGGTACAACTATACGATCCCAAAAAAGAATATAATAATTAATATCCTCTGATTTTAACCCACCATTCATTCTGACGCCTTGCTCGTCTTGCACTAACCTCATGGCAGGGGAAATAACACATCGTTTCATATACCCTCCTTTATCGAGCGTATAAATTATCATTTATAACTATATAAAACGATGTTTTCAGTCACACACTCATCGTGCCATGAGACTATCGTCATTTATACTTGCGATAGCCTTCATTGGCGTCCCTTTTCAATTTCACGTATTCCAGCCAGCTGGTTATTCGCTTTTTCGATGGCGGCCAGTAGCGGCTTGATCCAGAGAACAGCTTGGCAATACGTCAGCGCGCTGGTGGTAGTGGCGCCATCACTGGCTGCGTCAGCGTTCCCGGAATCGGTGTGCATTGCGCTGGCACGTAGACGGTGCGTGTATTCGAGCAGCCCACCAGCGACATCAGCAGGAACAGGCAGATCACAGGTTTTTTCACGGCGGAGGATCTCCCGGTATTCGATAACTGTGTTATCGGAGCTGGCATCAATCAGTGAATTGTTCCGGTTGGTGTAGTCGGCAATCTGATTGAAACGATTAATGTTAAAAGCTTGAGTGGCAATCACCTGCCGCTGGCCATCGACCTCTTGCTCTGCTTTTTCTGCCCTGCCACGTTGTTCGCTAACCTGCCCCAGCAGCACAAAAATAATGATTCCTGACAGCAGCAACTCAACGCCCAGAAGCAACCAGGTTTTCAGGGTCATTTATCAAGCCCCCAGCACGCTAGTTCGGACTCCTGGTCACGGCGTAGAACCTGCCCGTAACAATTGTTCGAGCGGATACGACAATCGCGACCGCCGTCATAGGTCCAGCGTTTTATCTCTGCGCATGCACCGGACCGATCACCAGCATTGAGCTTTCTCCAGAACGTTGACGGCAGGCATTTTCCGGGGCCGATGTTCCACGGGCAGAAAGACGCTATGCCGACTTTTTGTGGCTCGGTCAGCGGAACTCGAACGTTTTTTTCCACCCAAGCCAAAGCTTTCGCCTGCTCTGCCTTGTCGATTTTGTCGCACTGCTGGCGAGTCAACTGCATGCCCTTAACCACGGGTTTGCCGTCAACGCGAGTCACACCGCCACAAATCGTCCACACGCCACCAGCATCAGGATAAGCAACCAGGCTGGTGCCTTCTTTTTCATCCTGAAACTGACTCATTAGCACCGGCGCAGTGGCACCGGCAGCCAATAGCCCAAGCATGGCAGCGCTGAGCTTGCTTTTAGTTGATGCCATGATTAGTTGTCCTGCGGTGGAGGGGTTACATAGCCACGCGCCAGCGCTGCCTCATAGGCTTTTGTCTGGCGGCGTTTGAAGTAAAAGTTAACGAAGAAAGTCAGCAAGCCAATAACGAAGCCGCCGACGACTGCGACAAGGTTCCAGTCAAGGTCATGTATCCATTTAGCTATGCCACCCCAGCAAATGAGGCCGCCGGATGTACAGTACCCCGCTATCGATGCGATTTTGTCAGGCATAGTTCTGTGCATTCCACACCTCCGGGTTCGGGGTGCTGTGTGTGAAAGGGAGTTAATTTTTGCGGAAAGCGTACGAAGCGACGCCCTTACGCCCTAACTGGCATTCGATTGTGTTTTGCTCTGCGCAGGTGAAGCCCTGCTCTGCAAACCATCGCCTGATACCTTCATCAGTGAAATACCAGATGTGCTCGTTCTTTCTGAAATGATGGGAGCGGAGAATGTCTCCCGCATCAGTGAAAATCGGGATCGACACGAACACGTATTCACTGGCCTGCTGTACCGCCAGCTCCGGCTCGTCGATGTGTTCCAGTACATCCCACATCGTCAGTGCTCGCCACTTGTTGGCGTAGAGATCTGCGAATGCGCCCCGCTCGTTCAGCCAGGCAATACCGGCCGGATTAACGTCATACCCAAGCGTTCCCGGTCGGGTAGAGACGAACTGACCGGCACCGATACCAACGTCGAGAACAGGGCCGTGAAAATGGCGCTCCACCAGCTCAATACGGGATTGCGTTAAGGCTCTACCCGTTTCGGTGTCAGCCAGTTGCTGATACTTTGCGAAATACTGCTCGTCATACGGGCGTGACGCCGGAACCGGGTAACGTCCGATCCCCAACTCCGGTAAAAATACCAGCCCGCTTTCCAGTTCCTGATAAAACGACTTCATGGAGCCAGGCCTCGAATTTATCGGAGAAATTTGAAATCCGCTTGTCGCAGTGGTGATCCCATGCTTCGCAGCGGCAGTAATTGTCGGGAATTGCCCAGCCAACCCGAAAGAGGTCCATCGCCGGATCGGTTACGATTTCCGGTGCATTGTGGCCGCCTCTCCCACCAGCGACGACGTACACCGGCGTTTTATAGGCAATAGCAGCAGGAAGCGCCCAGCCCACCGGCGTAACTACTACGGCGGCATGCTCAATCAGGCGCATCAGCGATTTGAAGTTGAGCTGGCCGGAGTGCATGCGCAAATCTGCTTCGGGAAGTTCGCCGACGGTCCACTCCTCCCCCTCCTGCAGGTCAGCCACGCTGATTACACAGAAATGCTTTCTCAGTAGCCGGGATGCCTGCAACAGGTAATCCGGTTCAGGATTACGGGAGTCACTGCGCCATTCACTGCGAACAGTAGCCGGACGAATTACCGCGATCGGCTTTTCAGACGTAAATTCAGCGGGTCCGTAAGAGGGCAAGTCGAGCTCTGACGGCTCGGTGCCAAACTGCTGGCGCATCGCGTCAAATATTGAACCGCGCCGTAGATGATCCGGACCGTAGAAAAATTCGTTTTGTCTGGCGCATATCTGGCGGCAGGTGAAAAGCGGCCTGCGTCCGGTACTCGTTTTTGCGCTGCGTGCGGAGCGTTGTAAAACTGCGAACAGGCAGAACGGGCAAATCTTCATACAGTTCGGGCCAGGCGGTCCGGATATAAGTACCGGCTGGCAACTGCTTAACGAAAGCGCGCTGGTAGATGTTGTCACCCATGCCCAGCATGCCTTCAATGAATAGAGGAACGTTTAACATGCCACCTCGCGTAAAGCCTCATTGAGGCCGAGACGCCGGAAGCACTTAAGCGCTGTCTGGCGGCTACTGTTGATGATATTCACCTTACCGGCCAGCGCTCTGGCGGTGTTGGCAAACTCCCCGCGCCATCGCGTGACACTCTCTGCTGTAGGATTATCCAGCCCGACGTGATCACCATGCCAGTGACTACCGCCATTAATGGAGCAGTCAAACCCTAACAGGATGATGTTTTTCGCCCCCTGGCTGGCAGCAAACAGAATTGAGCGCTGCCCGGAGTTGAAGGCCCACCGGGTATCTGTATCAAACAGATTTAGCCCATAGCGTTTATGAGCCCGGTAATTACAGGTCCAGCGAGAGGCTGAGGACGGCAGAACATCGATGTTTGCATCCCACCAGCGCAGATCACCCGCGTAAATGTATTCACAATTAGGCACGGCTCGCCAGGTGGAGTTAACAGCAATAACCGGCAGCCCCGATCCGGAGATCAGTTCGCAATCTGATTTATTGAGAGACGGGCCGGATGCACAAATGATGAATGTATTCATTCGCGGCGACCAAATTTAGGCATAAAAAAACCCGCTCGGAGGCGGGTTTGATTTCGTGCAGGCGCAATAACCTACGATTTGAAGCATACACGACAAGTTCGGACAAAATCAAGCTTAATGTGGCTAATGTGCTAAATTTTGTTCACATCATCACGAAAGCTCGTTGCGTCCTGAAACGCCGAGTCTGCTTTTTGTTCTTCTCTGTAGCAGACGTCGACAAGCCCCTCCAGAAACGGTTTCCAGTTACGGGTCCACGTTCTGACGTGCAGATCCGGGACTCGCTTTAGTATCGCTTTATAGGCTGCAGTAGACGGCACCCCAGAAAATCCATTTCCGCTGCAGCGCTCGCAGGTTTTGAACACCGGCGCACCGCGCTCACTTGTGGCTTTGCGGTCGAGCACCTCACCTTTGCCACCGCAACGGCATCGGGCCAACAGCTCACCTTTGCCGTTACATGCCGCGCATTTACGCTTGACCAGTTCGTGCTTGATTTTCGGCGGGACGATTTCCATTCCGTCAGAGTTGAAGACTCCAGGATGTTTGATCACATCTTCATACTGAGAGGTTAATCCGCTGCCGCTGCAGCTGTGACACGTCACGCTGGTTTCCGCTGAACGGGAGTATTCGGCAAAGGCGAATTGTGCGAGCACCAGCATGCACCAGCCAAACTCGCCTGCTGCTGCTTTACGTACATTCCTGGGCGCTGATTCCATTGCATGACGTGCCAGAGCCTGTACAGCCAGCTGCTCATCACTTTTGCTGATCCCGGTCTTACCAAAGAAGGCAGCCAGACCAAACCGCGCTCGGCTGCTGGTGGTACCAATGGCCGCCATAACATCGGTGCCGGTGATACGATCCGGAGAGGTTCCTTTCACGTCGTCGCTAATGTGCATTCCCTGAGGGCTAAAGTGTTTTAGTGATGCCTCCAGTTTCATTCTTCACACTCCCCTACCAGGTTAAACATCACCGCTGCGCCGTGGTTCTCAATGTATTGCCCCTTTTCACTTTCAAGGAACCAGCGACATACCTCGATAGCTTCAGCTCGCGTCATGGGTTTGATAGTTTCCAGCAATTTTTCAAGGTAGCGCTCGCGGTCATATACGGATTCGTGATGCTCGGAGTAACCAAATTCATAGCCCTGTTCTTTAGTTGCAGTGTGACGAACGCTGTAGAGCCAGTCCCAGTAAACAAACTCACGAACAACGTCAGAAAGCGTATTGGGCTCTGGCAGTACATCACGATAGCCTTCAACAAATGCCCGGCGCTGTTCATCAATTTCGTTCATACGGCTGCCGTTAATGCTGCCTGCTTTCTTCTCGGCCGGAGTCCATCCCCAAAGGTGATCGTCGATAAATTTCGGGGAAGACTTGATTACTCGCTCGGCCTCCACATCTTCGAGAGCTGCCTCATAGCTGCCGAACGTGGCCCTGACTGATGCTGATTTTTTGATGTTCTCCCGGGCGTTCTTGATTGCCCGGGCCGGGTTATCCATGCCGATGGTACCTAAGGCAACCTGGAAAGGATCGCCACCATTCACCAGCAAATAACGCGCGTAACGTTCCTCGGCCTCTTTTGGGGAGATTTCAATTTTCTCCAGCGCGGCTTCGGCTGCGTCCAGATGTGCGGGTTCGTTTAGACGGATCACCTCCAGCACCCAAAGATAAGCGTCAGTCTGCTTATGCCCGGTGATTCTCCGTTGCTCGGGCAGAGGCTTGATGTTTGCGAGGGCGGAGCTGTGCGCTGCCGTCGGGATGGTGAATAGTGCTTTATGTTCGTTGTTATCAGTACGCATTACGCAGCCGCCTTTTTCTTGAAGAAAACCACCTCACGAACCTGATCGCCGTTCATGAGCATGTCGTTAAAATCCCCGTTATCCGGGTAGTAGATGCTGATTTTTTCCAGGTCATTTTTTGCCAGTAAGTTGGCATGGGCGCATTCCGTGGCCGCAGCCAATCCGGTGGCGCTGTTTACGTCTCGATCTGCGAAAATAATCAAATTTTTCACACCTGCAGGAACACGGAATTTCTTCATGAATCCGCTGGTCATGGTGGCCCAGGTGTTAACGTTGTACAGCTGCTTGCAGGAAAGAGCCGTTTCGATACCCTCGGCAATTCCGAGGGTCGTCGCTACCGGGAACATGCGAATAGCGACTGAACGGGCATGATCCAGATAGCTTTCGTCCTGAAGAGATTTCTGGCGCTTCGCTCCGGCAGAATCCCTTAGTTGGGCTTTCTGATTGCCGTCCAGTAAGGTTCTGTGCAGATAGCAAAGCTCGCCTTTGTCGTCAGTTGCGAGTGAATACAGACACTGGTAAACCTTACCGCCGTAGCGTTGTTTATCATTGAACTTCACCGCCTCTTGTGGGAGCTGATAGATTCCCCTGGCCTGCAGATAATCCGCCCCGGTAGTTCCTTTCAGGTTGACCAGTTTCGAAAATTTGGACAGAACCCGATCACGTGCGCTTACTGCATCTGAAGTGCGCGGGAACGCTTCGCGGGTAAAGTTATTACCAATCAGCTGATCTATTTCCCTGCAAATTTCATTGAATGGCTTCCCTTGTGTCAGAGTGACAAGCTTCATTCCGTCACCGCTGCCGCAGGTACAGATCCATGTTCCCCGGCCGTCCCGGTCATCAATACGCAGCTTTCCCCGCGCACCACATACCGGACATTCGCCTTTAAAGTGATTTCTGGCATTAATGGGAGGTAACCCGAAGTGCTCAAAAATCATTGCCCATTGACCTTTTGCCGCTTCTGCCGTCTTCATGCTCGTTTTCCTAACTGCTGTTTGATATCGCTAATCGCTTTCTGTGCTTGCTGTACTGAGGATGGGGCTGCCGTTCCTGATGCCTCCTGCAGGCGCTTTGCCTTCTCCTGCCCTTTCGCATACGCAATCAATTTGTGCCGGATGAAATTAGAGACGGTCGGCGTGATCTCCATCGGGAAATCGCTTAACCCGTTAGGCCACTCGTCAAACCGTTCTCGAAAGGTGTTTGCGCACCAGCCATCGCTGACGGGCTTTTTCCCCTGCGATACGCGCTGGCGCTGATAGAATTTGATCTGACTCCACCAGGCCTGTTTCTCTGCCTTCGTGGGCTGATGCTGGTTTTTACCCAGCTTTTTGAGTTTGCGGCCTGTGTCGGTATCGACGTCCTCACCGCCCAGCGGCTTATGCCCACATTTCGGGCATACATAGACGCCAGCTGGCTTCATGTAATGGCATTGAGAGCATTCGTGTGGCAGTTTTTCGGCCCGTTCCTCAGCTGCTCGGCGCGCGCTTTCCTCCATCCCGTCAGACTTACCGGGAAGATCGTCGTACTCGATTGAATCCGGATAACCCAGACGGTGCACGGTGCCGCTGTGATCGAAGATGAGGCAGGACTCTTTACCCGGTGCGGTGCGCAGGCCACGCCCGAGCGCCTGCAGCCAGCGAATTTCGCTTTTTGTTGGCCTGGCGTAGATGATGCAACGAACGTCACTATCGAAGCCGGCCACCAGAACGCCCACACTAACGATGATTTTCGTTGCGCCAGTTTCAAAGCGGTGAATGATGGTCTGGCGCTCATCCACTGGAGTGTCGGCGGTCATGACCTCAGCGTTAACACCCGCCAGGTTAAACTGGATTGTCAGGTAATTGGCGTGGGCTACGTTGACACAGAAAGCGATGGTAGGCAGATCCCGGCCATTCTCCAGCCAGTTCTGTACGATGTCGCCCACCAGCGTAGAGCCGCACATGATTTCAGCCAGCTGCGTTTCGTTGTAATCGCTGCCGTACTCAAGCGATGCTTTGGTTTTAACGCCTTTCAGATCCGGCTTAGTTGGCGCGTAAAATTCGTATTTACTCAGATCGCCACGCTGGATTAACTCGCCGATGGTGGTCGGCTTAATCAGTCGGTCATAGTATTTGCCCAAGAACGGGGAAAACGGAGTACCCGACAGGCCAATCACCTTTACGCCTTTGCCGCGTAGACGGTCGATATCCTTCAGGATGCGTTTTTTACGCAGGTGTGCTTCGTCGATAATCAGCAGATCGATATTTTCAGGAAAAACACGACGAATAAGCGTGTCGGCGCTGGCAATCTGAATTTTCCGGTCCGGATCGTAGTTCGGGTGATCCGCCCAGATATAACCGATTTCATCCCCCGGTAATCCATACTCCACGAACCGATTAGCCGTCTGACCGATCAGGATGGTGTACGGTGCACAGAACAGGACGCGCATACCACGGCTGACAAACCCGGCAACGATGAAGGCGGCCAAACCCGTTTTACCGCTACCGGTTGGCGAATACACCATGAAGGTGTCGTTTGCCTTCCAGTCACGGCGCAACATGTTTAGCGCTCGTTCCTGTGCAAAATTCGGCGTGATCGTCAGCTCCATTGTGCAGCTCCCGTGCTGATGAGATAATAATTTTGTGATGTGGTTTTCATGGATTCCCCCTCACATGGCTGGTGGCCTCCCCAAAGGCTGCCAGCCTCCCTTCTGATTCAGCTCCTCTGAAAAATCACTCTTCCAGGAAGAACCCTTTTCGTTTCTCAGCGCCTGAGCGCTCTGTACTGCCTTGCTGATACAGGCGTTTTTTTAAATTGCGCCCTTAAGACAGTGATCTACTTAACCAATGGATCTCTCCTGTTGGAAAAGACCCTATTCCTGCCCCTACACCCAATCCCCCCTTACCCCCCTTTCCCTCTTCCCCATAAAAACGTACTACTTCCCTAGTACATATGAGGAGTTGGGTCAGTTGGTTGCCAACCTGAACAGGCACCTTTAAGCCTGCTTCTGTTCGGGTACCTTTAAACCCGAAACAATCAGGATCGCGATTGCGTTCCAGCCAGGGGAGGTTCGGCGGTATACCCCTGTAAAGCTCTGCCCTGATTTCTCACAAACAGGCGAAGCCTTGTGTTTGCTTCATGCCTTGCCCGGTTCTCCTTGCGGTATGAAACGGGTTCGGCCTCGAACGTCTCCTGATACACAGCTGCATAACGCTGGATAGCTTTTTGTCGTGCAGTTGGTGTCAGGCTAAGTAACTGCTGCTTAATCCACTCGGCATCCGCATGGCTAAAATCGGAAGGTAAGATGCTGAGTAACTCAGGCTCTGGTTTCATCGCTTCGCCGCTTAGATGGGAATGCTTTGTTTTCAAAAGCTGAAACAGTCCCTTCCTCAGAAATCACAACAAAGATTTCCCGACCGGCTCTTAATGCTTTGCTTATGGCAATTTGCGTTACTCCGAGCGCTGCGCCAGCTCTTACCTGGCCGTGCTCTTTCACGTATTCCTTAAGAGTAATCTGGTTCATACGTCCTCTACGATTAAATACTACTAAAAGTATTAAAATGAAGGGTACTATAGGTAGGAGACATAATCAAACTTTTGGTATTAAATCAGGCTATGGAAAAGAAAAGCAGATTGACGACAGAACAGCTTCAAGACGCAGCGCGCCTTAAGGCCTTGTATGAGTCGAAGAAAAAAGAATTGGGCATCACCCAAGCTGATATGGCCGACGAACTGGACATTTCTCAGGGAGCTGTCGGTCATTACCTGAACGGTAGAAACCCACTGAATCTTCCAGTTGCAGCTAAGTTTGCGAAACTGCTTCATGAGCCGATTTCGAGTTTCAGCCCAGCTCTTGCTAAAGAAGCTGAGCTGTTATCTCAGGTATCAAACGTTACTTATCATGGCCCGGCCAAACCACGTGGGACATACCCGCTCATTAGCTGGGTAAGTGCAGGGGCATGGTGTGAGGCTATAGAACCGTACACACTCAAAGACATTGATGAATGGTACGATTCCGATGCACACATTGAAGGTCAAGGATTCTGGTTGAAAGTCCAGGGTGACTCAATGACTTCTCCTGTCGGTATGAGCATTCCTGAAGGTATGTACGTTTTAGTCGATACAGGTAAAGAACCAATCAATGGGAGTTTAGTAGTTGCCAAGCTTACCGACGCAAACGAAGCGACCTTTAAAAAACTGGTAATTGACGCCGGGAAAACCTATCTCAAGCCATTGAATCCTCAATATCCTCTCATTCCAATCAACGGCAATTGCAGGATCATAGGTGTCGTTGTTCAAGCTATGATGTGGCTCTGATTAAGCTACTAACAGTACAAAACCTGTCCTCCTGACAGGTTTTTTTTTATTTCTTTACATTTCAATAAGTAAGCACATCCTCGCCACAAAACTATACTTTTAGTATTGCGAATACTAAAACATCTAGTATTATTCATTTCATCGGCAAGTGACGGAGCCAGAGAAATGAAAAGAGATCCACAAGTGGTAACGGGTAATAGGCACTTTGATATTCATAAAAAAATCAAAGAAAGCAGAAGCCATTGGGTATATTTAAAAACAGCGCAACCCTATCAGGGCGATGCTAATTACGAATTTATCACCAATCTTATCGATGGGATAGAATTTGCGATTTACCAAAGATATGAAAACTATTTCGTATTAGTTGATTTTTTCAAAAGCTATGATGATGCCTGTGATGAAGCTAAAAAAATCATTGATGAGCATCCTGATATTAAAAATATGTTTTCCGCTAGATCATTGATTAAATAAATATAGAAATAAATATAACGCCTTAACTGGCGTGACCAAACTCACCCTGAGGAAATGAAAATGCAAAATTCACTTTCTTTCAACGAGCCAATTAAAACACCACAAATGCTTTTCGGCTCTGACAATATTAATGATTTTGGAAACAGAGTTAAGAGCTGCAGGATGGAAGGTGATTCAATGCAGCCGACTATCGAACCCTGTGAGGTTGTAGCTTTCGTTGATTGTGGAGGCCGCGTTCTTTCACCCGGCATCTATGTTTTTACGGGCGATGTTTTTGGCCGTAACTGCCTCTTCATCAAACGAATTGAACCCTTACCGGACGGGGCATTAAAGATTATTTCTGACAATCTCCATTACCAAACTTTCACCCTTAATTCGGGTGAGCAAAAAGACATGCGTATTCACGGAAGAGTTGTCGCTTCTTTGGCTGTGAGGCACTTCATATGACTTTCATCAAAGACAAAACAGCATATAGAACAGCGTGCCTTTATGCGGCGTGTGGTTACGAAGTAATCGCCAGGCTTTATCTTAAAAAAGCATATGGGAGGTAAACAATGCCAATTCAAGAACGCCAAGATATACAAGGCGTGAATGTTAAAGCTGAACAGTTAAATGCCTTAATGCAAACAATTCACGCGCACCACGAACAATTTGACCGTCACCAACTGGATGGCCTTTTAGGTCTAGCTTATGACCTAGCCAGTTTGATTTATAGCTGGACAGAGAAGGAAGAAAAAATCGTTTTAGCGAATGAAGATACGCAAAGAGAGATTAAATAAATGGATAACTTAATCACTACGTATCGCCGAAGAATTTTAAAGGCTGCGTTATTACGCCACCAGCGTAAAACCGGAAGCAACTTCATCATTATTAATATGCCTAAAGGGGGAATAAACACCGTCGAATTAACTGAAATACTGCTTGATGGTCTGTTGAGACGATTCGAAAAGCTGGCTCTCAGTGAATACGGGAATATCGACGGCGTAAAAGCCATCAGAGGAATTTACAGCAACGCCGTAGATGTGAATGGCAGCGGTGAGTTCCTGACAGAAAGCGGAAAGGCATTAATCGACGATCTTATTTCTGAGTTGGTCGAGTTTGCCAAGAAACAAAAGACAGTCACAGCGGAGACAAGCCATGAGTGACCAGACACCAATTATCACGCACGAACCAGTAAATATCGTGCTGACAATCGAGAACGGGAAAGTTATCCACGCGCGCCCGGTTCAGAACGGCGAGGTTACAGCATCGCTGGAGACTTTTTTATGGATGGCTGAACGCGCCGGTTACACGATCACCCCACCAGCAGGAGAGAAGGACAATGGCCCTGACAGCGATACGAATTCCTGAGTGGGTGCACCTGCAGGCGGTTCATGTCCTCCGCCAGTTCAGAGCCAGGCGGATTTATCCCTGCCGTATGCACGGCTCCGGAAACCTGAGCCTGAGGGTTAATCGCCGCTGGCGCCTGCTATCCCGAGACGGCGGCCAGAACTGGGAAGTAATGAGCCATGAACGATACAGCAAACTGAAGGACAGAAAATGAAAATTCAACATCAGGACTATGGCGCCGTGGCGAACATCGTTATCACAAGCACTCTGTTTGAGTTCCGCAAACATAACAGAGTGGTAGATGTCACGCTGCTACACACACCCGGAATCGTAGCAACCCGTAGCGGGATGTTCTTCATGAGAACTGTTTTATCCGGCAAGTCTCGGGACATGCTGCGTGCGTACAGAGCTGTTTTTCGGGAGGCATCACGATGAAGTATTTCCTCCTCTCTGTGCTGTTTGGCCTGTCGCTGGTGGCCGTCGTTTTCGGCGCGCTGATTGAGTATAAATTTTTGATAGGTTCCTGAGGTATGCCATGAAAAAAGGTACCACTGAAATTATTGAACGCTGGACCCGTTTAGCGGTGGAGGCCAAAGAGTTGGGGCTCGCCACCATTCCCATCGACCCGGAAAACATGTTGATGGTGCTGGGGGAGCTGCCGGCCAGTTCGGCTGACTTTTCAGCCGATTGCCAGAATGACTATCGGGCTTCGATCGACATCTTGCGCGACAGAGCTGCTCGCGAACTCGATGGTGGTTTTCGCGCTCATCATAATGCCCTGATTTATGCAGCTAATGAACTGGAAAATGCCCAGGCTTTCGGGCGGGAGGTCAGCCATGAGTCTTGACTGTGTACCCCTTTCTACGTACTGCAGGGACGCGGGAGAAACGGTAGAAGCCGTTAACAAACGGATACAAAGGGGGTTATGGAAGGAGGGAGTACATGTATTAAAAGTCGATGGCGTTAAAGAACGCTGGATTGACTTAACGGAGGTTTCAAAGTGGGCAAGAAAGAACAAGGATCATTATCTCTCCCAAGAGGAGTAACCATCCGCCAGCATAAAACTGGCGACACTCTGGTTATCACTTTCACATATAAAGGGGTTCTGTGCCGGGAGCCCCTCTCCAAAATGGAAGCAAACGCGCGCGGTGTTAAGTACGCCGAGCGCCTACTCGGGGAGATACAAAACCAGATCGTTAGTGGCACCTTTGAATATGCGAAATATTTCCCCAACTCCAAAAAGCTGGAGCTGTTCGGGGTGGTGAAGAAAACTAAAAACATAAAGTCTTACCTGGACGAGTACCTGAAAATCTGCCAGAACCGCAACCTGTCCCCGTCGACTATCAACGGTTATGAAAAATGCCTGTCGGCGCTGTCAGCTCTGCATAAACTCCATGTGTCAGAACTGACGCCAGCGGTCCTTAAAAACTGGATAGCCAGCCGGAAAACAAAGCTGAAAACGACCAGGAATAACCTTTCGTTTCTGCGCAGCGCCATCGATGAAGCTGTTACGGATGGCCTGCTGACCATTAACCCGGTAACCCTCGTCAGCGCCAGCCGGTACCACGTGATCGACAGCAGCCCGAGCGCCGATGATTACGAGGTTGACCCGTTCACGCCAGCGGAGACCCTCGCCATTTACCAGAGCTGCAGGTACCCGGAATGGGAAAACCTGTTCCGCTTTGCTTTCAATACCGGTCTGCGGAGCTCCGAACTGTGCGCGCTGCGCTGGACTGATCTCGACACCATCGCGAACACAGCACACGTTCAGGCGGCCAGTGTCGTAGGGGTACTTAAAGGCACCAAGACAAAAGCCGGTACCCGTAAGGTGGGGCTGAACAGTGAGGCGCTGGCGGCCCTGCAGGCGCAGAAGCAATACACCTTTATGAAAAGTGAGTTCATATTCAGCGATCCGAAAACGGGAGAACCCTGGGCGAACGCCGACGCTATCCGTAAAAAAGCATGGGTGCCGACCCTGAAAAAAGCTGGCGTGCGCTACCGTAATCCGTACCAGACGCGGCACACATTCGCCACCAAGCATATTAGCCAGGGCGTTAACCTCTTCTGGCTCGCCGGACAGATGGGCCACAAAGGGCCGGAAATGATATTCCGCAACTACGGTAAATACCTGGCTGAATATGACGGTAAAACCGCGATTTCAGCCGCGCTGTAGCGGGGGAAATATTTCAAATATGTTGGACAGAATCAGGACGTTAGACAGACCTCAATATGCACGTAAAATGCACCCGAGGTATATCACAGAGAAATAATTGTTTATTTTCAATAAGTTAAATATCTTTCGGACGCGAGTTCAACTCCCGCCAGCTCCACCAAAATTCTCCATCGGTGATTACCAGAGTCATCCGATGAAGTCCTAAGAGCCCGCACGGCGCAAGCCCTGCGGGCTTTTTTGTACCCTCAATTTGTCCCGCGTAGTCCGAAGAGAACTAATTAAATCCGAACCTTTTAGGCCCATTGATAGGCCCAACGAAAAGCTCTATTGTTTTCGTTGGGCCTAAACGCATGGAGACTCCCCATGGCAAGAAAAACCAAGCCGTTAACTGATACGGAAATCAAAGCCGCCAAACCTAAAGATGCCGATTACCAGCTGTATGACGGTGACGGGCTAACTCTGTTAATCAAGTCCAGTGGCAGTAAGCTTTGGCAATTCCGTTACTATCGGCCTCTGACCAAGCAGCGAACCAAACAGAGCTTCGGTGCCTACCCTGCCGTCTCGCTTTCTGATGCACGTAAGCTCAGAGCTGAATCTCGAGTTTTATTGGCAAAAGACATTGATCCTCAGGAACATCAGAAAGAACAGGTGAGGAATTCTCAAGAGGCCAAAACCAACACTTTCCTGTTAGTTGCGGAGCGTTGGTGGAATGTGAAGAAAGCCAGCGTGACGGAGGACTATGCCGACGATATCTGGCGCTCGCTTGAAAGAGATGTTTTCCCGGCAATCGGTGATATCAGTGTCACTGAGATTAAGGCTCATACTCTGGTTAAAGCAGTTCAGCCGGTTCAGGCCAGAGGTGCATTAGAGACTGTTCGCCGCCTTTGTCAGCGTATTAACGAAGTCATGATTTATGCGCAGAACACGGGCCTGATTGATGCGGTTCCCAGCGTAAACATCGGGAAAGCATTCGAGAAACCGCAAAAGAAAAACATGCCGAGTATCAGTCCGGATAAGCTTCCACAATTAATGCAAACAATGCGTACGGCAAGTATCAGTGTGTCAACGCGGTGCTTGTTCATGTGGCAGCTTCTCACCATTACCCGCCCTGCCGTAGCTGCTGAGGCTCGATGGGATGAGATCGATTTCAATGCTAGCGAATGGAAAATTCCTGCAGCGCGAATGAAGATGAACCGGGACCATTCGGTTCCACTATCTGATGGGGCTCTCGCTATTCTGGAGATGATGAAGTCTCTCAGTGGTGGTCGATAATTTATCTTTCCCAGTCGCATCAAACCAACCCAACCAATGAACAGCCAAACAGTGAATGCAGCACTCAAGCGAGCTGGATTAGGAGGCGTTCTCGTCTCCCATGGTTTGCGTTCTATCGCCAGTACCGCTCTCAATGAACAAGGATTTCCGCCTGATGTCATTGAAGCTGCACTTGCTCATGTGGATAAGAATGAGGTTCGTCGCGCTTATAATCGAAGTGACTATCTTGAACAACGACGACCGATGATGCAGTGGTGGGCTGATTTCGTAAGCAAGGCCGACAGCGGAAGCATTTTTGATAATGGGAAAAGAGAGTTAAAACTTGTAGTCTGAGCTTCTGGCTAGAAAAGCGGACATTAAAAACTCAGGGGATACCCCTTTTCAAGGAGCAGGTAACGGGCAAACCAGCGATTCGTGAGGGAGAAACAAAGGTATGATGGCATCAATACCTCATGAAATGCATTTATCGGAGTATGTTATATTTCCATTAACAACTGAACATTTCAGATAAGTTTTGATGTTTCAGATTATGCATGAGTAGAGAAATTCAGGCTTTCAAGCAAGATCCTGACTATAAATCAATGAGCAAATATTTTGAGCGAAACGCATTGTTGATGCGTGAATAAGCACATGGAGATAAAGTATGAGACTGTCACGCATCACATTGCAAAACTACCGACGTTTTGAAAAGTTCGAGATTGATCTACACCCTGAACTCACTGTGATTGCAGCGCGTAATGGTCAAGGGAAAACGACTATTCTGGAAGCAATTGCAGCAGCACTAGGGCCTTTTGTGGGAGCTTTTGATTTCGGGCGTTCTGAGCACATACGCCGCACCGACGCACGCTATTCTGTGCAGGACAATAGTTATGAAAACGAACAAAACTTTCCCGTTATCATTGATTCTGAGATTATCGAGCCAGTAATCCAGTGGCAACGAGCATTAAATAGCGCTAAAGGCCGTACTACTACGAAAGAAGCTGCTCCACTGTCTGATTTGGGAAAATTACTGCAGGAGGATCTGCGTAAAAACTCAGACGTGGCTCTGCCTGTGTTGCGTTATTACAGCTCCAAGCGTTTGTGGGTTAGCCACAAGAACACTGCACGCAAAGCGATACTAACCGAAAGTCGTACTGCAGGATATGAGGATTGCTTATCTTCTCTCTCCAGTTTTGCGCAACTACAGGATTGGGTTAGAAAGGCAACGAATGCAATCCAACAACAACGAGAATTGCCGGGCTATGAGAAATCCAATTTAGAAGCAAGGCTCAAGGGTATAAAGAAGGCTGTCGACACTGTAATGGGTGAGGAAGGATGGAGCCACTTTCACCATAGCTTCATATATGATGAGTTAGCGATGTATCATCCGGACCATGGAGCGTTACCAATAAGTTTGCTCAGTGACGGGGTTCGTGCCATGATCTCATTAGCAGCTGATCTGGCATTACGCTGCGCTCGCCTCAACGGTTTCCTAGGTGAGTTTGCCTCCCTTGAAAGTTCAGGCATTGTCCTTATTGATGAGGTTGATCTACACCTACACCCAGCATGGCAGCAAAGGGTAGTGCAAGCTTTACGTAAAGCATTCCCCAAACTGCAATTTATCATTAGTAGCCACAGCCCCCAAGTGTTATCAACTATTAAGAGCGATAATATTCGTGTCGTATTCAGAAATAACGATGGGCATTGGCTGGCGGAGTCACCTGCTCAAGAAATCCTAGGTCGTGAAAGCGCAATTGCCCTTAACGATGTCATGGGTGTTAACCCCATTCCTCCTGTTGAAGCAGCGAAGCTTATTGCGACTTACACTGCAGTCATTGAAAATGGGGATGATGATAGTGACAAAGGTCGCACACTGCGCAGACAATTAGTGGATATTTATGGTGAAAAGCATCCCGTATTGTTAGATGCCGATAAACTGATCCGTTTTCAGAGATTTAAACTGCGCAAGTCCTCTAAAGATGAGGGGCAGGGATAATGCATAAGATTGATAGAACTATAGCAACGCCACCTGAGAGCTTAAGTGACTATGACTATCAAACTCAGACTTGGAAAGATTTGGCTACCGATTGCAAAAAAGCTTTACGTGCCGCACTTGTTGAAATGCAGGGCATACCCGGAGTAACTACTCCTGACGCTGATGAATACGGCCTACGTTGTGCTTACTGTGAATGCGCAATATACGATGCGGGTCATATCGAGCATTTCAGAAGAAAAAATCGGAGTCATTTTCCCGAGCTGACTTTTGTATGGCATAACCTATTCTTGGCTTGTGGCTCTCAAACTAATTGTGGACACTACAAAGATCGCCCTGAAGCAGCGCCTTATAACCCAGATCACCTTATTAAACCTGATATTCACGATCCAGAACACTATCTGTATTTTCACTCATCAGGTCAGGTATGGCCTCTAGAGGGGTTGAGCGAAAATGATAAACGTTGCGCTGAAGAGACCATTCGTGTATTCGGGCTCAATAGTAATGTACTTTCAGGCGCTCGTAGGTCAGCTTTAACCATCTATAGAAGCAAAATTCTCGAAGAACTTAATGAGATTTCAGAGTGGTCAGAGTCTGACCGGGTAGATTATTTAATGGAAGAGATTGAAGCTACTAGATGGGAGCCTTATGCGACAACAATTAAACATTTTCTACAGAAAAAAAGATAATGATTTTATTAAGCAATAAGAATAATGAAATCCAGTTTCATGGTAAAGTGGTCGGAAATTCCCGTAACGCCTGCATCGTTCTCAGAGCGGCCGATCAAGTTTGGTTTTGTGTCATAGGTGCGTCCGGTAAAATCAGTCCTCAGAATAGATAAAGTGAGGGGCTTTAAGTCCCTCACTTATTTTTTATCAAATAATTAAGTTATCAGTTGGCTCGTGCCAAAGTTACGATAACCGTCACTTAAGTCTTTGGTGTTGTACTTCGCCAGGTAAGCGACTCGTAGCAGGAAGTCATAATAATCAGGACTTAACGTTAAAGCGTCTTGTCGGGTGAACCACGCACTGTGATTCTTCGGGAAATGCGGGAGGTACGCGTAGTCAGGATATTCAAGCCCAATGGCACTACACCACGCTTTCTGTATTCGTGTTGCCATATTATCTGCATCACGGTTGGTGTAATCACCCAGATAACCATAGACCTCGCGGTTGAACAGCAGCGTCAGGTGATAGTGGGGATGTATGCCGGTATCACGTTCTCTGGCCCAGATATAAGCAGGTAGTGCAGGCTCACCAGCCCTGCCTGAGCGCACGTGCTCTGCTCTCAATTGAATCGCCACAGGTTTAACAGACACCTCAGAGTCATTTAAGATGACTTAAAGAGAGGTGCCCATGAGCGGTAAGCGTTATCCCGAAGAGTTTAAAATTGAAGCAGTCAAACAGGTT